AAAGATCGACACATCCGAGCCGTCGTCCGCGATCACGCTATTAAATACGAGTCCAAAGATCGGCCAGAACCGCCTGGTATACGGCACCAGCGGCTCAGGAGGCAAAACATACCCCTCCCAGCCGTCCACGACGAACAGATGGGAGCGGGTCGTGATGTCAAATATCTCCCAAAGTGCGACAATCGGCTTCGTCACGTCCGACTTTCCAACTTCCTTACCAATTGGACGCTCCTCACCATCCTCGTTGTAGATCCGCAAGTCGCCGCCGGGCTTAATCTCCGTACCGAAGAACGCGTTTACCTCGTCTAGCGGCAACAAATACTCCTGCGCAACCCAGCGGGCACCCCTAAACGTAGACAAATCCTTACACCTTGGATCAGGTATAATCGACGTCGAAGCGGGATAGTCGAACACCAAGCGTTCCTTCACCTCTGACTGCTCGTACATGGCGGTCGTCCCCAACGCCATGGTCAACGAGCGGAGCTGTTCCGCCTCTGGTCCATCCGTCTGAACATCACCCTTCTCCATCCCATCCAAAATCTGACGAATCCTGCCGACCTTATCCCGAGTAGACTGCGGCGCTTGCGTCGAACTTGGCGTTTGTGGGACCTCTCGTACGAAGTTTAACCTTACATAACCCACACCGCATACAGTCGCCGCACGGACCAAAGAGTTCTTCATAGACGACTTGAAGTCTGGTTCCTGGGTATCGCATTCGTATTGGTAGACAATCTCCAAAGAACGCCCGACCTTGTTGACAAGTTCTTGCCATTGTTTTCCTCTCTGATAGTCCGCCAACAACGCGACCGACTGCAAATCAGGTATGCCGGTTTGAAGCGACTGTTGCGCACCCATCACTGCGGTGGCCAGTGTCTCTACCCTACCGTCCCAAAGTTGAAAATCCAACCGCTCACGCCGCTTTGCCGTAGCCTGCGGGTTGCGTGCATACAGCGTAGCCACCTTCTGGTTAATCCGCTGTAGCGTAATATTGCAAACATACTTCTTCGACCGAATCTCCTTCTGCCCCTCCCACTGCAAGCCCGTGATAAACTCCTCGTTCTTCCGCATCCGATCAAAGTCGTCTTCCCACTTATCGTCCCTAGCAGAGCGGACCTTGTCCGTCCAAGCGGTGACCGCCTGTCGCTCGCTCTCCTCAATCGGAGGTTTATTGTCGCTTATGTCGTTCACATGTCAATCAATCGAAGTTCCTGTTCCCGCTCCGCCTGCTTCTGCACTTGCCGAACCCAACGCATGGTCAGAGGCGGAGCCTCCATCGGGTACTCACTAATCAATGGTCGTTTGCCCACCGGGCAAACCATATCGTCAATACCACGACCAAGATGGCCCAACATATCAACCAAATCATCGTACGTCCCTCCAGGAAAAGTCAACAACTCATGTTCCGCCTCCGCCCACCACGGGGCAAACTTAGGAAAGCGGACCATTCCTTGAGAGCACCGCGCTCTAAACGCTTGCGCACGGGTCTCCTTGTTGGCGGACGGCGTGACCTCAGTAATGTAATGATACTTCTCCCGTTCGCGCATCCTCGCAGAGAAAAACGGCTTGAGCGATTTCGATATGTGGCCCTTTTCTGCCCACGTGACAAGCGGCTGGTTACGGTCGCACAAATCAAGAATGCGGTCGATCTTCACATCAGGCGCGTCGAGCTTGACATAATCCCAATATATGTCAGGCAGAATCCAAAACACGCCGCTTTCATCGAGTCCGCCCAAGCCGAAACACGTCCGCTTTGACCCCTTCTCCTCACTAATGCCAAAATCGCCCGCCGCATACACCCGCAACTGCGTAGGCAGGTCTTGCGGTTCGTAACCTTTAAGCCAGTCGCGGTGGAAGTAATCGCCCTCCTCGGGGGCTGGACGCTGTTGGTACAGCCCCGCCCAGGTACGAGGCACCTTCTTCGCCGTCTGTACCATTTCGTCTGTAAACCAATCAGGCCACAGCCTTTCGCCCGGACTTCTGCCCAAGGGGTCGTCAGCCTCAGCCAACATAGGTAGACGGATCACCTTCCACCGCGCACACTCGCTCTGTAGTAACCGCCCCACAAGGTCGTCTTCGTGGCGGCGGTTCGCTATAATAATCTGTGCAGCACCCGGCTTTAACCGTGGCCAGAAGTCGTTCCAATACCATAGCCACTGTTTTTCCCGTATCTGCTGAGAATCCGCGTCCTCTTGTGAACCGATATAGTCGTCGATAAATGCAAGATCTGCTCTATGTCCTGCAATTCCTGATCCAACTCCCGAACAGAAATACCTTCCGCCACGGGACGTTTCCCACTCGTCTGCCGCCTTGGAATCTTTGCACAGTTCATAGCGTAAGATGACAGAGTGAAGGTCGACCAGATTGCGGCACCTCCGGCCAAACGCAGCAGCCAACGTCGCCGCATACGAGCACGCAAGGATCGTCGCGGAGAGCCTCTGTGCGAGGAACCAAGGCGGGAACAGCACAGAGGTATAAGTCGACTTGGCGGAACCCGGCGGAACTAAGATCATAAGGCGGTCATACTCTCCCCTCGTCACCGCCTCCAGTTCAGTCAAGATATACCGATGGTGCAGCGCGGGCTCAAAGCCGTTAAGCTGAGACCACGACACCAAGCTCCGCCGTGCGTTACGACGTAGCTGTAGCCGTCTCGCTGCTTCCTGCGGCGATACCTTGTCTTGCGATTCGTTCAAGTTCTTCGTCTGACATCGTATCCAGGTTCTGGGAACGATGTTCAATAGGTTGGTTGGGCTTACCGTACAGCCGGTCTAGCAGCTTGTCCGCCGCCACGATCCGCTCGCTCGGCCTCGCTTCTGGATTGTCCCGCTCCACGATAAGCCGCTCTACCGAACGTAGCGCCTCATCACAGAGCAGTTGGCGGACCGCATCGCCACCGTTCTCATGGATAATCTCAAGCACCTGGGTCTGCGCCCACGGCTGACGTAAAACGTTCGATACTGTCACAGCGGTAATGCCTAACTGCTCCGCTATCTTGACGTTCGACAAGCCCTGTGCCTTCAAAAAGATAATGTTGCGGTGTGCGAACTTCTCGTGCTTCAGCGGATAGTAGGGGTCTTTGGCGTTGTGCAGCCTATGTGGATCGTTCCGACATTCCTCCGCCGTGTAAGACTCCGCCAACCCAGACATCTCATAAGGCGTCGGGCCATCGGAGCTGAACGCGCCAGGATAGCGGCGCGTATCAATCTGGCTGACGTCGAGCGACAGTAGGTCGTCGAGTAGACGAGCTTCTTGCTCTACGTCGAAAAGCGGCGATTCGCCGTTAGGCGGCCCTTCGTACTGCTGGAGTGGTTTGATTGAACTGTTCACGTCGAACGCGGATTGGCTTGAAGCTGAGTTGGCGGAGTGGGTTGAGCGGCTGCGCTAGTAACAGCTTTTGCACTCGCACGCTGTAGGCGGAACTCTTGGTTGGCGGAGCCGCTTCACTCATATCATGATAACCACTTGTCATCTAACTCTACCCAAATATAGCATGGCGCGAAGCGCCAAGCAAGCTATGAGATAAGTGATTTCACCTATTAGGTAAAGCCTACGCGCAGCGTTAGGTCCTATAATAGGACCAGACTTGGGCGCAGCCCAAACCTGGGCGCAGCCCTGGGAGCTATCTCATGGTTTTTCCCGTACATGCGAGAATAAATTTGGGCACTCGATCAATAGCGAGGGGGGTAGTAGTGGGGGGTGGGGGTAGGTGCAAAGCCTCATCTCTGCATGAATGTCATGAACATCACCAGATAGACATCCATTACAAAAATAATTGAAAATATTTCTTGCATTGCTAGCGAACGGCCATTATGATGCCGCTAGATGTTGGCAATAAAGCTATCATCAAATAAAGAAAGATTATGAGAGAAATAAGACTAGATGCTGAAGGCTATCTATCCTTCTATGAGGATGGACGCGAAGTTGAAGGATTCGCTACAGCAGATCACGCCCCCAAATGGAGCGAGCGCGCCTTAATGAGCTACGGCGGGCTGATTCTGCAATGGCGCTCTGGAGAGATCACCCAAGAGCAGCTAGAAGCTGAGGTCGAAGAAATATGCTTAGGCTGAGCTGAGAGCAAGAGAGGCGGCACCGCCTCTCCTCTCTCCGCTCAAGCGGGGAAGAAAGAGAGATAAAATTATGGCAAAGATAAAACAAATAGATACAACATCCGCAGCAGTGAAGAAAGACTACCTTGAGCCCACGGCGGCAAAGCTCAGCAAAAGCTATCATGCAGGCGAGACGCTCAAGCTTGCGTTTATCCGCTTCGCCGCCGATGCGGCGAGCTTAACCGGAGCAGAGCGGGCAGAATTCATCAAGCTGCTCGACAGCACGCCGGGATGGTTCGGAAGCGGCAACAATAGCGCGTGCAGGCAGCAT